TGTCACACGCTGGACTTGACGAGATACAAAACTTCATATATAATATTAGTGTCTTCGATTGAGGACATTCATCATCCCCCAAACCAAGACCAAGGGGTTACAATGTCTTTTCATACCGTTCACTAAACGTTTTCTTAATTCAATGACATCTATTACACGTAAGGAGCAAGGTCTCCTTTCTGGATGGAGTGAGTTTTGTGAGTGGGTAACAAGTACGAACAACCGCATCTATGTTGGTTGGTTCGGAGTCTTAATGATTCCTTGTTTGCTTGCCGCAACAACTTGCTTCATTATTGCATTCATCGCTGCTCCACCTGTGGACATCGATGGAATCAGAGAACCTGTTGCAGGTTCATTCTTATATGGAAACAACATCATCTCTGGTGCTGTAGTTCCATCTTCCAACGCTATCGGATTACACTTCTACCCTATATGGGAAGCTGCCACACTTGATGAGTGGTTGTATAACGGAGGTCCATATCAGTTGGTTATCTTCCACTTCCTCATAGGTATCTCAGCATACATGGGAAGACAGTGGGAATTGTCCTATCGTCTGGGTATGAGACCCTGGATCTGTGTTGCTTATTCAGCCCCAGTATCAGCTGCCTTTGCAGTCTTCTTGGTCTATCCTTTCGGACAAGGATCATTCTCTGACGGTATGCCGTTGGGAATCTCAGGGACATTCAACTTTATGTTTGTCTTCCAAGCGGAACATAATATCCTCATGCATCCATTCCACATGGCAGGTGTGGCAGGTATGTTTGGTGGTGCTTTGTTCTCTGCTATGCATGGTTCCTTGGTCACCAGTTCGCTCATCCGTGAGACTACTGGATTAGATTCACAGAACTATGGATACAAATTCGGACAAGAGGAAGAGACATACAACATCGTTGCTGCTCATGGATACTTCGGTAGATTAATCTTCCAGTATGCATCATTCAACAACAGTAGAAGTCTTCACTTCTTCCTTGCATCATGGCCTGTTATCTGTGTATGGTTAACCTCTATGGGTATCTGCACAATGGCATTCAACTTGAACGGATTCAACTTCAACCAGTCGGTTGTTGATGCATCTGGTAAGGTTGTTCCTACTTGGGGTGACGTACTTAACCGTGCAAACCTTGGTATGGAAGTAATGCACGAGCGTAATGCTCACAACTTCCCACTTGACCTAGCAGCTGCTGGTTCATCTGAAGTTGCACTCATTGCACCTGCTGTTGGCTAAAACCAAAATCACTTTTTGATTCCCAGATACCCCGAAAAAAAATCGGGGTATTTTTTTGTCTAAATAAGTCGATTGTACATTTTATACTATGCCTAAAGAATGGATCAAAGACGTTGCTACATGGGAAAAGGAGTACAAGAAGATGGTTAGTGATCTAACCGAAAGAGAAAAAGAATTATTAGATGGTGCTGATATAAAATCCCACGAGGGTATGATGTATGGTAGAATGTATAGAGATTGGATAACGAGGAAGGAACATGAGCAAGATTGATACGCAAGGGATGAGTGGTGAGACAGTTGATGGATGTAAAGATAACATCTATCCTAGAGATGAAAATGGTGAACCAATTTATCCACCGTTCAATCCTACACCATTACCTTTACTTGAACCTAAACTTAGGGAAGAACTTAAGGAGTTGATTAATGAAGTCCTTGATGAAAGGGAACTTGAGAAAAAACTTAATGGTCCTTATGATGTATACCGTTTAGATGAGTTGCAAGAATGACTAAGAAGCATAGTTATACTAATCCAGAAGATAAGTTTGATGCTGCTTACGTTGAGGCACAAGTCACTGAGGGTAAGAAGTATTATGATGAGCAGGGGTGGGAGATTTCTCCACCTATGAGTGATAGAGAATGTATCTATCGATCTCTAGAGAACTGTATCAATCTTGCTGGACTTGATAAGAAACAAGTCATGAGATTAGCAGAAGACTTTAAGACTAAGAAAACTGAAGTTGTACGCAATGAGGAGTACCCTGTACTATGAGAACACAAAATAAAGAAAACTATTACTATGTCTTTTGGGTGATAGCAATGGTAGCATTTATTGTACCTCAAGTATTCACTGCCTATGGCATTCTTAAAATCGTGGAGTATCTACAATGAGACTAGGAATTATGTGTTCTGGTAACGGAACCAACTTCGAGAACATAGTTACCAATCCCTTATGTAATAAGCATGAAGTTGTGTTGATGATACACAACACTAAACAATGTGGTGCTGTTGCAAGAGCAGCAAAGTTTGGCATCCCTCATGTAAGAGTTCCTCATAAAGATGAGGATAAGATGATAGAACTCTTTAAAGCATGGAATGTAGATCTAATTATTCTTGCTGGATATATGAGAGTGCTTAAAAATCCTGATGCTTTCTCTGCACCTATTATAAATGTGCATCCTTCTTTACTACCTAAGTACAAAGGTTTAAATGCTGTTGAACAAGCCCTAGATAGTGGTGATGATGTTACAGGTTGCACTGTACATTATGTAACTGAAGAACTTGATGATGGTCCAATCATCATGCAAGGAGAAGTACCTATTATGCCAGATGATGATGTCATCTCACTTACTAAAGCAATACAACGTCGTGAGTATGCTATTTTACCAGCAGCAATAGAAGATGTTAAGCAAAGATTACAGGTTGCGGTTTAGTATAATCGCATGTAAGATACGTTTGGGTAGAGAGGTTCCCTTATCTGACATGGTGTGGTATAATAAGTTACTCGAACATAATAATCACGCACGAGGTATACATGAGAGAACAACTTATCAAGGCGGTGCTAGCCCATGCAAGTGGGGAGATTGAAAAGCACAAGGCAAATGTTAATGTTTATCTAGAACATCCAGCAGGTATTGGAGAGCATTCAGATATTACTGAAGCAATTCAATGTGAGTTGGATAAGATTGCTAGGTATCATGATCAGATAGAAGTTGTTAGAACTTATTTTAGATCAGGAGAAGACAAATAAATAGTTAAAAGTTAATATGTAAATGGCATATTATTATCCTGAAGGAAATCCAGGACCAGTTTGTGATCCTATAGGGGATGCATTTAATGCAGACCCTAAATTTGTCACGACTGTAGAGAAACCCCCTTGGCCTGATCCTGATGGATGGATATATCCACCTGTATTACATCCTCCAGTATATCCTGGAATGCCTCCACCAACTATTAGGATTGGAAGGAAGTGTAAGGTTAGACCTGATGGTACTTTCTATGATTGTGAGGATGAGTACAGTACTGATAGAGATGATTATGAGATATGGGATAACGGTGGTACATATGGTTTAACGGATACATTCTTCACTCCAATAATGGATGTGGATTCATGTTCTCCTTTTGATCCTGATATTAATATACAACCTAAAAGATTTTATAAGCAAGACGGTACATATACATTAAAATATAAGAGAGCAAAGTCATCTCCAGTTACTTTCGATGTTACTAGTCCAGAGTGGTGGAACGATCAAGCAAATCATTATTCTGTTTGGGTTAATCCAGAGGTGTGTACTTTACCTGGAGAACCTCAGAGTGTTACTTATTTGATTTCTATTCCTGTAGGAGACACCTATGGGTTTACATTTGGGTGTGATATGGATGGACAAGTTATATTAAATGATGATTCTACTGCTTTAATTAGTGCTGTTGGAGGTAATCTTAATACAGGTACTTATACTACACCATACACAGCAACATCTACTTTATCATCAGGTGTTTTAAAGGTAACTGTTAATGTAACTAATGACTTTGGATGGAGAGATAGGTGGTGGATAAACCCTGCTGGTATTGCGTGGAGGATTACCAACAATGCTGGTGGTGCTGAGATTGCAAACTCATTGAAATGTACTACCAATGCTAATGAGGGTACTAATACAACTAACTGGCTTCAGATAGGAACACCTAATAATCCAGCAGTTCCTTGGACACAGTTCTTAAAAGACTATGCAATCTATTCAGTTAAACCTGCAGATGATGTTGTAGATCCTCATCTTAATAGTTGGCAGTTTGCTGAGACTACTATTGATATAGCGTCAGAGACTGTAGTTACTTTCCAAGTAGAGTCTGATAATGATAGTAAGATGACTTGGATTGATCCTTTAGGTAATCTACTTATCAATAAGGAAGTTACTTATACAAATGGTATGGGTGGAGAAACGTTTACTCTTACACTATTACCTGGCACACATTTAATAAAGTTTGAAGTTAGAAATAGATTAGTTGGAGATCCATATTCATGGGCAGATAATCCAGGTGGATGGTATCTTTTAATTTGTAGAGGTGGTGTATGTACAGTACCATTTACACCTCAGTGGGTTAGATCTGGTCCTCATCCTGCATGGTCAGACTTTATGGATCAGTATGCAGTATATCCATCAAACACTGAGACTCAATCGGGTATCACACACAATGGATGTTGGACTGTTACTGTTACTAACCCAAGTACTATGATACTTGAGGTTCAGGCAGACAACTGGGCAGAATTTATATGGGATGGTACTACTATAGGATCTGTAGGACAGAATGTATCACCTTTCACTGGTGCTTTTACTACTAGTACATTTTTTACTATTAATAATGTTCCTGCAGGTGGTCATGAATTGTGTGTTAATTGTTTGAATGGTACAGGTAATGATAACTGGGCTACTAATCCAGGTGGTATGGCATTTAAGATGACTGACTCTTTAGGTAATGTTATACTTACATCACTTGATTTATTCCCACCAACATCAGATATTATAGAAGAAGATCATCCGAATTTGCTTTGGCATACTAGGATGGCATCGGGGTATGAATACTATGAGTTAGAACCTACATGCGTACCTACTGGTGGTATTACTACTGCTGGATATGCTAGAACTACTAAGGGATACCTTAAGTTTAATGATGGTTTTACATTACTAGGAAACTATGTAACAAGTTATATTCCTACTTGGTTGACTATGACAATCAAAACAGGTTATACTTATCAACAGGTCTTCGATCAAATCGTATCTTCTTATGCTACTATCATAAGTAGGAAGCCAGAGGCAGATGGATTTGATTACTGGGTTAATTCATTCAAGGATAATACTAGTTGGACACTATCGGATCTTAATAATGCGATAAGTGTATCTGCTAATCTACCTACCAATGGTGAATTATTATTACACACTGCACACAATGGTGTTGAGGGTAATTACAATGAATGTGATGTTAGCTTCTTTGCATCAGATTATAACCAGCAGTATGCAAGTACAATCAATGTATGTTATTAATGGATCATCAGTATGAATACCTTAAGAGACAACACTATCTGGCAACACACATGGAATTAACTGAAGAGAATGTAGTAAGGGTACTAGAAGAACTTGTACCTTATATTGAAGCTGATGGTGGATTCCTTCAGCTTGTAGAGATAGAAGATGAGACAGGGTATGTTAAAGTACGACTGGGTGGTGCGTGTGAAACATGTGCTATGAGTACTATGACATTGAAGCAAGGTATAGAACGTAAACTGATGGAAGAAATTCCTGATGTTGTTGCTGTTATTCAGGTACTATAATGGATCTACCAAAAATTAAAAAAGAAAATTTAACACAAGAATTAAGAGAGGTCGTTGGTGATAATGATCTTGAGTTCGATTCTTTATTAGAACCAGAGGATGTGATGATACTTCCTGATAATACTCGTGAGTATTTGGATGGTAAATTAGACACAGCAAGGATGATGGTTGAAGCAAGAATGAAGTTGGAGGAATACCGTAAAAGATCTCGTTCGGAAAACTTGACAGGTATGTAAAGTTATGTTATTATAAATACCATCATACAAAGGACTCGAAACTATCGTAACCCTGTGTAGATGCAAACAAGATCCCATGTCGGGGGTCTTATCATCCGCAGGGTTTTCCCGTGCGAGATACTTTAAACAAAAACATGTCTATCAAATCAACAATCGCTGCTGTTGCAGCATCTCCATTCCTACTCGCTGGTGCAGCTTTTGCTGGTCCATATGTGAATGTTGAGTCAAACCTTTCTTATCCTGATGGAGACTATTCTGCTGCTGCTACTGATATCCATATCGGATATGAGGGCGTTGCTTCTGAAGGTAAGGTTGCTTACTATGTACAAGGTGGTCCTTCACTAAGTCATTCTGATGCTACTGACGATACAGAAACAGAACTTTCTGGTAAGGTTGGTGCTTCTTATGCTCTTGCTGAAGCTACTGATGTATACGGAGAGATCTCTGGTGCTACCAATGGCGAAGACGCTGGTGGAGACACCGTTGTAGATTGGGGTGCTAAGGTTGGTCTTAAGTTCACATTCTAAGTCGAACTGAATATCTAAATAAAGGGTATCTTCGGATACCCTTTTTTATTCTCTAATTACATATGAATTTTACAGTTTATTCAAAGGATGGTTGTCCTTACTGTTCAAAGATAAAGCAGGTGTTGTCTGCTAAAGGTTTAAGATACGTTGATTATAAATTAGGGGTTGACTTTGAGAAGAAAGCATTCTATGATCAGTTCGGTGAAGGATCAACATTCCCTCAAGTCGTTTTAAATAACGAAAATCTTGGTGGATGTAATGATGCTGTTAAATACCTTCGAGAAAAAAACCTTATCTGATGGAAGAATTTTACGACCTTGTTGAGCATGCTATAGATTGTGCTTTTGAAAAGGAGATGTACCTATTCAAATGTTACACTTATCTTAAGCATATTAAAGCAACTCGTAAGCAAGTGAGGGAGTTTATTGATTCTAGTACAGCAAAAGAGTTAGCTCTTTTAGTGTATGATCTAGAACAATATATTAAAGGTGGTTCAGACAATGAACACTGCCAACTTAGAGAAGCATACGGTCACTTAGGAAAACCAAGAGCAAGAAAGTTACGAAAGTATCTTCATGGTATACTGGGTGATGCATGGCAATATGAACTGGATCGTAAACCAGGTCGAAAGAAACTCTCTAAATAAAAATAACTGCGGAGAAAACTATGGAACCAATCATTATTGCACTGGTTGTTTTAGTTGTTATAGGAGCATTTATCCTTGGGGTAACTGTTTCGTGGTTAGCAAAAGGATACGTAGAAGACTACGTTGAAAACGCTGCCTATGCCAGAGCAGTTATACATCCTGAAATGATGGATGCCAACGGTAATATAATTCATGATGAATTGATTTACCTTCGTAAAGAAACTGAATTAGATGATGACACTGAGGATTAATTATGCCAGCTAAAGCACTTGAAAATAGTAATCCTAGATTACTTATTAGTGAGGTCTTGAGAAAGGTCTCTAATGCTAAGACTAAAAAAGAAAAGATTGCTCTACTACAGAAGCACAACTCACAAGCTCTAAGATCTTTATTGATTTGGAACTTTGATGAGAGTGTTATTTCTATGGTTCCTGAAGGTGATGTACCTTACACACCTAATGATGCACCAGTAGGGACTGATCACACACGGTTGGAGCAAGAATCCAAGGGATTCTATCGCTTTGTTAAAGGTGGTCAAGATAGTTTGAAGTCACTTAAACGTGAGTCCATGTTTGTTCAACTGTTAGAAGGTCTAGCAGCAGAAGAAGCAGAGTTATTATGTCTTATTAAAGACGGTAACTTAAACTCAAAGTACAAACGTATCACTAAGGCTGTAGTTCAAGAAGCATTTCCTGCTATTGAATGGGGTAACAGATCGTGAGTAGTAAGGATATTACAATCTTACATGAAGATTGTGATCCAACAGTTGCAAATGATAAAAACTTACCTTACAGTGCTTACCTAGTAGAGTATAAAAAGGAAGATCGTATTGCTTATGATCTTTCTATGGCAGGTAGTCAAGTACTACTCTTTGATCACTACTACGATAAGTATAAAAAAGATTTTAAATCCTTTAAACAGTCTGCAGGTATTATTAATCCAACATTATGGAACCCACCAACGAAAGCAAAACCCCCAAGAAAATCAAAGAAAGAATGAGTGTATACTTTGACAAAGATGTCAAAGTATCTGCTGATGAAAAGAAGAAGGTACAAGATGTTAAAAGGGGAGCAGAAGCTGCTGCTAATTTTATAAGACCTTTAGTTCTTATGCTATTATGGAACTGGATAATGCCAGGTCTATTTGGTCTTCCTACTATAGGTTATCTAAAGGCATTTGGTCTTTATATAATGTCACGCATTTTATTTAATCATGAGGATGTAGATTACGATGAGTAAAGTATCATTGATCTCTGTGACTCCAGACGCAGAGAAAACTATTGGTTATGTTGCTAGGGTATCTAACCCTAAGAATCAGGACAACCCAAAGGTTGCTGGACTATTAAAGTATTGTATTAAACATGGACACTGGAGTGTCTTTGAGCAAGCACACATGACTGTAGAGATTGAAACTACACGTGGTCTTGCTGCACAGATATTAAGACACAGGTCATTTACATATCAAGAGTTCTCTCAAAGGTATGCTGACAGTAGTTTGTTAGGAGATAGTATTCCTCTACCTAAACTACGTCGTCAGGATGATAAGAATAGACAGAATAGTATTGATGATATAGATCCATTAACACAACAAGACTTTGAAATTAAAATGCAAAGACACTTCGTTGATGGAATGAAATTATATAAAGAGATGCTTGATGCTGGTATCGCAAAGGAGTGTGCAAGATTTGTACTCCCTCTTGCTACACCAACTAAACTGTATATGACTGGAAGTATACGTTCATGGATTCACTATATAGATTTACGTTCTGCACATGGAACGCAAAAGGAACACATGGATATTGCAGAGGCATGTAGGGATATATTCATAGAACAATTCCCTATCACTGCTGAAGCATTAGAATATGTACACACCAAATAACACATACCAGAGATGCCTACTTACGATTTTATTAATACGGAAACAGGTGAGGTTACTGAACACCGTATGTCAATGACTAAACTTGATGAGTTCAAAGAAGAACATCCAGAGTTGGAACGATACTTTGGTAATCAAGCTACCTCTGCTACCTATGGTCAGCCTAAACAATCCGATGGATTTAAGGAGGCTATGTCTAAGGTACAGGAGGCACATCCACTTGCAAATTTGAGTCGCTTTACATAATGCCAAGAGCAAGAAAGAAATCCAACGGTAACGGTAATGGTACTGCACCACTACAACCCATGTCTAAGAAGATGATGAAGAGAAAGAAACCTATTGATAGGTCATACATGACCGAGATCAAACCTCTTACTGATAATCAAACACTTGCCTTTGATGAGTATAAGGCAGGTAAGAATCTTCTGTTGCATGGTGCTGCTGGTACAGGTAAGACATTCATTATGCTTTACCTAGCACTCCAAGAAGTATTAGATGAGACCTCACCTCATGATAAGATATACATTGTAAGGTCACTAGTACCTACTAGAGAGATTGGTTTTCTTCCTGGCGACCATGAAGATAAGTCATACCTATATCAAATACCTTATAAGAATATGGTGAGGTATATGTTTGGTATGCCTGATGATAATTCATTCGAGATGTTATATGATAACCTACGAACGCAAGAAACAATTGACTTCTGGTCTACATCTTTTATTAGGGGTACTACTCTGGATAATGCTATTGTTATTGTAGATGAGTTTAGTAACTTGAATTTTCATGAATTAGATAGTATAATAACAAGAGTAGGTGAAGACTCTAAGATTATGTTCTGTGGTGACATCACTCAGACAGATCTAACAAGAGAGGCAGAGAAGTCTAAGATATCAGACTTCATACAGATCCTTCAGGAGATGAAGGACTTTGCTTGCATTGAGTTTGGCATAGATGACATCGTAAGGTCTGGTCTAGTCAAACAATATCTTATCACAAAATATAATCTAGGTTTCTAAATGAGTTTTACCTTTGTCGATGCACCTCTTAAGGAGATTGAAGTCGAACCTATAAATGAGGATGGAGTAAGGTTCTATCCTATTCCTGGTGCGGATAAATACTATCCGAGTGTTACCTCAATCACATCGTTTAAGAACGCAGCATTCTTCGCAAGTTGGAGAAAGAGAGTAGGTGAGTTAGAGGCTAATCAAATTACTGCTAGAGCAACGCAAAGAGGTACTGCATTCCACAGTATCACTGAGGATTATATTAAAGATAAATTAAATCTTGAAAAGTACTTGGAAAATAATCCATTATCTGTTAGAATGTTTCAGTCGGCCAAGACTACTCTTGATCGCATTGATAACATTCACTGTTTGGAGACCTTCCTATACTCACATTACCTTGGACTCGCTGGTCGTGTAGACTGTATTGCAGAGTTTGATGGTGAGTTAGCAGTAATTGATTTTAAAACCTCCACCAAAGAAAAACAAGAGGACTGGGTTGAACATTACTTTGTTCAAGAGACTGCTTACGCAGCGATGTTCCTCGAACGTACAGGTATTGAGGTAAAGAAAATTGTCACACTCATTGCGGTTGAAGATGGGTCTATACAAGTATTTCAGAAGTACAATCTTGATGACTATCTACACCTACTTAAATCCTATATCCAAGAATTTGTTAGGGGAAAAAATGCCTAAAGAAACTACGGATGATAAGTTTTTAACCCCAACAAAGTTCTCTGCAGAGATCGAGAGGTTAGTACATAAAAGCAACGGTCTTATCACATACATTGAAGCAGTAGTAACTTACTGTCAAGAGAATGAGATAGAAGTTGAAACTGTTCCAAAACTTATATCAAAACCATTAAAAGAAAGGTTGAAGCATGAAGCTCAGCGTCTTAATTACATGAAACAATCAAGTAAAGGAGTCTTACCCTTATGACAGAGACTACGTTCTTTGAATCAGAACAAGTGCAAGAAAATTTAAATGATATATTTAATACCTATCATGAGATAGCATCACAGACTAATCATCTTCATAAGATGAGTAAAGAAAAGAGATTGGAACATATTGATAAGTGTAAAGATCTAATAGACAGACAAAAGAATTTTTATACTAGGTTAACTCTAGCATCTAAAGAAGATGCTGAGGCAGCAGATATGAGGTCAAGGATTGATGCCTTGTCTCAAGCCTTTGGATATGCTAGTCTTATAGACTGCATGGAGGCTATGCTCGATACGTTAGGGAGAGCACAAAAAACTCAATCAGAATCTGATTGACAACACCTAAATAGTATGCTACGATCATACAGTAGCATTAATACACTCAATACGGAGAATACGATTATGTCATTTGCTTCACTAAAGAAAGCTGCCTCTACAGGCAACAGTCTTAGTAAACTGACACAAGAGATAGAAAAACTAAACCAACCTCAGACCACAGGTGCTGATGAGCGTCTATGGAAACCTGAGTTGGATAAATCAGGAAACGGTTATGCCGTTATCCGATTCCTTCCTGCTCCAGATGGAGAGGACATGCCTTGGGCAAAGA